TGCCGGATTGCTTGAAAGCTCTTCGATGGTAGGAAACTTGATATCGAAGAGCAGTTGACGGGTGCGCTTGTCAGGCGTGACTGAAACGGTGCTCGCAATCGGAAGGCTGGAATAGTCGTGCCCGTAAATGACAACGGGGTTTTTCATGTATGCGGACAGATCCCATCCGTCGATGGAGATAGTGTCCCCGTCACGATCAAGAGATTCGTCCGATCCTATGAACCGAATAATCCGCCCCTGAACCGGAGCGGATTTAATCGAGAGGTTAATGCTTTTGACAGTATCAGTTTCCATAAAATATATCTCCTGTCTCACGACGGTGATAATCTGGACTATATCGCTATTTCACATAATGCACAAGTGTCAAGTTAATTCTTCCCAGTCCGATGCGATTATTGCCCATGCCCTTTCAACAGTGTGCCAATTCCCGCCGATAATCACCTTCGCTTCCACGGATTTTTTCCATGCTCCTCCGGCTATCACCTGTCCAAAACCGCCGGTGTATATCGTTGGGTGTCCGAAGGCTTCGCTCGATGCTGTGCCTATAGTCGTAATGTTCACGCCGATTGCAGGGATTCCCGATACTTCGCTTGACAGGGTGCCTGTGCAAGTGATCGAGGTGGCAATTGTCGGCTGCCCTATAGCCTCCGCGCTGGCAACACTTCCTGCCCCTATGACCTGCACCGAGACAACCGGCTGCCCTATAGCCTCAGAGCTGGCTATCCCCCCGGCTCCGGTGATCGTCTGTGAAGAGGATTCCCAGTTGAGCGACGGTTGACCGATAGCTTCTGCGCTGGCTATGCTCCCGGCTCCAAGAATCTGTACCGAGACAGCCGGTTGACCGATGGCCTCTGTGCTGGTAATCCCTCCGGCACCAATGATCTGCACCAAAAAGACTGGCTGCCCTACGGCTTCAGCGCTTGCTATGTTTCCCGATCCGGCCACAAGGACCGTCAGCGACGGTTGACCTACGGCCTCCGCGCTTGCGATCCCTCCGGCTCCAGTGATGTCGTGGCTAGAGGTGACTGCCGTTATTGTCGGCTGCCCTACTGCCTCTGCACTTGCAATTCCTCCGGATCCGGCCACAAGAACCAGCAGCGACGGCTGCCCAATAGCTTCAGAGCTTGTAATCCCCCCTGCCCCTGCAATCTGGACAGAGAGCGTCGGCTGCCCGATGACCTCGGCGCTTGCGATCCCTCCGGCACCGGATATGGTCGCCGCGCCCCCGGTTGTTGTCCTGGTGGCGTACTCCCATACTGCATGGTTTATGCTGTCAAGATACGTGCCGTCAGGATCAGGCGCAGTTCCTGATTGAGTAGTCCGCGTGGTATGTGTCCATACCCCGCCAGCATAGTCAGCAGCCGTCCAGCTCATGCAGTGAGGGTCCTGTCTGCGTAAGTCCACACCGCAGCGGCAACCTCCGCTGGCGTCGGCACGACTATTTCTTCACTCGCATACACCGAGCCGGATACCACCTCATTGCCGCAGGCATAGCTGTCCATGCGGAATCCAAGGCTTGCCGACTCGCGCAGCGGCAAGTCATAGAACGGGAAGACCAATCCATACACACCGCCTATCTCGGTCTGCATCGCGTCGAAAGCCATGACTGCCAGTCCATTGTAGGTCAAGTACGCCTTGCCTGCGTACAGGTCGATGTGCCGGGTCGTAATGACGATCTGCTGAAGATTGAGCGTTCGCCCGGCTGGTACGGTGTAGACTGGAATTGCCGTAGCCGTGGTTCCATCAACGGCCTGCTTCACGGCTTCGACAACCACGGTGCCGTCATCCAGCACGCCGTACAGCGTGGCATAGACAATGCGCCTGACTACTGTTTTCCCGGTAAAATAAATATCTATTGCGGTCGACGCGTCAACATCCGTATCGTAGCACGACAACATGATCTCGTTTTCTGCGCCGTAGCCATCCGCCCCGCCGGCATAGCCAGTCAATCCCGTCGAGTTGAACTTCTGTTCGAGCTTGACAACCGCTCCAAAGCGGAGCTGAATCTGAGCGCCGTCCTGCGCTAACGAATACCCTCCGGACAATAACCTCGCGCCATAATCAACGGCAAAGGCCATGCACCGGACATGCGCCAGTGTCCGCTCCGGCACGCTGTATCTGACGATCTGCGACAGGCCGACGCTCGGCTCGGCCATGAGGTCGTTTGCCCGGTCGGTATTGTCGCCAAACATCGAGGTATCGTCGAAGATCGTTGACTGGTGCTCGACTATCATACTGCCTCCGCGTCAATCACGTAACATGACCACCAGCGGTTATTCTGTGTGACTGTTGAAAATGCAATGGTCGAAAGACCCTGGCCGGCTGCAAACATGATGCCCGTGCCGCATGGAATGATCCGCAAACGTGGGGTGTATTGCTTGTACGTCATTTGCCCGCCTTGGAACTTTTCCTCCCACCTTGTTACCCACAGGAACGAATCGGTGTCGAGAGCCGCCTGCACCCGCATGAACCCGAAGTCAACTGTTCCTGGCACAGGGAATTGCGGCTCGACATTGAGCATCACCATCAGCAGGTTTCCGGTATAGTTCTGGTCAACAACCCACTCGTGGACGCGAAACCATCTGGTCAACGGGTCAGAATCGTCGATTATAAGCGGCGCTATGCCTGCGATCCTTTGGAAGTTGGACTCAAACCTGATTCCCATGCCCAACCTCCACCGGCACCGTCGCCTTCAGGTTCCGGTACGGCATCACCTTGACCATGACAGGCGAGGTCTTGAGGTCTGGCAGGATAAACCTGATCGCTACCTCGTCCTCCTTGCTTACCTGCACGCCAATGTCAAATAAAACCGGGGTCCAGGTCATCGTCATGCCGGATGATACTTCTTCAAGCATCGGCCACAGAAGGGCAGGCGGCAAGAGGATTTCCCACGGTTTCCAGCCAGCAACTGCCTGCCGCCGAATCTCGGAGCGCAGTTCATCGGCAAGTGCCTTGTCCCGCCAGACTTCCATGAGTTCCACTTTCATTGGTTGCCCCATATCGAACAATTCCATCGGATGCTCGTAGCCGTAGCCGGGTTGCAGATTCCGCGGATCTTCTGCCCTACGGCCAATGAGAGTCCCGCCCCGAGCGGGCGGACCAGCAACGGAGAGTTGTTGTCCAAGTCTGTATTGACGAAAGCAGGGCCGCGATCCTTGGTTTCCCACCCGGCACCCAGATTCCAGTCAAGCTGGAACCTTCCAAAGCCCATGTACGCTTCGGTGGCTGAGTATGTCGTGTACGCAGCTCCCAAAGTCATGAGCTTGATCGAGTATGGCGATCCAGCGACGGTAACAGAAAGGATTACCTGCTCCCCTGTCACGGAGGTCGTGACAAGGGTTGCATGATCCATTTTCGCAGCCATGGCTCAGGTTTCTCCCCAGAAGGAAGCAGGCCAGCGCATCGAGGTTGTGGCGGCTGGTGTGCAGATCGCCCGGATATCCTCACCCGATGCGAACGCGATCCCGGAGCCCAACGACAGGATGCTCATTCCGCAATTGTTGTCCAAGTCGGTATTCTGGAACCGCTGCTCGAAGCGCTGCACCCATCCTGAGCCAAGGTCGGCCTGAATCCTGGCCAGCCCCAGGTTGGCTTCCGTCGCGGAATATGTAGTGTATGCCGCCCCTATGGAAAAGAGCTTGTACGTACAGGCAGCGGCAAGCGTGACCGACAGGATCACCTGGTCTGCAGTCACGGCAGTCGTGACCAGCGTAGTATGGTCCATCCGCGCAGCCATTACCTCACCTCCACAACACGATGGCACTCGCCGCAAACAAGGAACTCGGTCCCGCTTGATACTTCCTTGCGCCATGATCCGTAGTTGCGGACTATAGTTTCCACGTCAACGTGCGACGTTTTGTGGAACGGGCAGTCAAAAGCCTTTGACTCATCAAGCGTCTCGTACTGTTCGCGCAGCGCCTCGATTGCGGTTATCGTGGCCTGCACCTCGCCGGGCAGCTGCGGGAGCTTTGCTATGCTACCCTGCGGTATGACGTATCCATATTCAAGCAGCAAGCCCTTCACGTCAATTGCGGTATGGCCAAGGGCCACTGCATCCAGCTGGTCTCCTATCTGCATGATCCCCTCCCTATAACTTGAAGATCCTGTTTGTGCCGTTGTCCCATACAATATTGACAGTCTGGCCAGCGCTCGGCGTGAACGGAAGCCCTGTTGTCACCGTGTCAATATAGCAAATGAGCCGCGCCGTTGCATCTGCCCCTGTGTGCTGGAACACCACAAGTGCGTTGCAGGCTACGGCAGCGGTCGCCGTAAGCGATGTATCAGCGGCATCGGCTACGCCGTCGGTGACGGTCTTTGTGCCCAGCGCGGCTGACCGCCCGTTGTCCACTGATCCAAGATCGGAAACAAACTTGTCCGTAGCATCGAATGTGTAGGTTGACCTTACGAGCATCGCCCGGATATCGCCGGTGTCCCAGTCTATGCTCCCGTCAAGGAATCCCTCGCGCCCTGGATTGAACAGTCCATTTGCCATAGTGTGTCATCTCCTCATACGTATTTGAAGTACAGCGTTCCGTCGGCAAGTCCAACAGCGCTGGGTGGATCGGTTGTCCCGTAAAGCACGACTATTTTAGGCTCGCCAAGATTCGCGCTGATGGCAACGGCTGCCGGCGGCTCAATCGATAGCTCAAAGGTAGTTTCGCTTGTGGCAATAACGGTTATTTGATCCGGCGCAAGTACGTCTACGGTCATCGGAGGTATACACCTATGCGCCCGGCAAGCAGCGTCCTGGTCAAGCCGCCCGTAGTTTGCGTGCAGTACCATGGCAACGTGGATTGTTCGAGCGTTGCCGTCTGCACGGCGGTCAAGGTGAATACAAGGGTTGTTTTCAGCGTTATGCCGGAATACGATTTTGACACCACAAAATCAACATCGGCAAGGTTCCCGTTGTCAATCCTGGCCGCGAAGGTGTCGGCGGTTGCGTCCCCGTCAAAGCTGGCGGTAAATGACAAGTCATCGCCCCGGATGATCTTTGAGATGTTGAGCTCGCCGGGTGACTGTTCAATTTCCGCCATGGATACACTACCTTTCGATAACGGGTAAAATCGTGCAGCGGCAATTACTTGACAATATGCCGTTGCACATGATATAACCGTCTATTGACTGGAGGTCATATACATGCCCCGTAAAATCGTCCTCGATAATTTCGATGATCTTGTCAGTCGTTATCTCGCAGGAACTAGCCTCAATCAGCTTTCCAAGGAGAGCAGTACCATCAGAATCACTCTCATGAGGCATTTTATTAAAGCCGGGATTCCACTTCGAGGGCCTTCCGAGTCCGAGCGCATTAAATGGGCTTCCATGAAGAAAGACCCCGCCAAGGCTGCCGCACAGGTCGCCGCTGCTCATAATGCCGTCAGAGGGAAAAGGCGCAGTGACGCAGAGATGATCAGACGCGCACTTGCCGCTTACGAGAGCATCCCCACAAGAAGCGGGAAGTATGAGTTTGAGATTGTCAGCGAGCTTAGAAACTCCGGCCTCGTCGTAGAGTGGCAATACCCTGTCAATCGTTACAATCTCGATATCGCTATTGTCAGTAGGGCCATCGCCATTGAAGTCCAAGCCGACGCCTCTTGTGCTAATAGTTCCATTCGCCCGAAGCGCATTGAATATTTGGCTGATTGTGGCTGGACTATCCTTGTTGTCTGGATTACTCAGGGAGCCGTTGCCAATATCGGCGGAATATGTGAAGGTATCCATGCCTTTCTTGAGAGATCCGGCCTTAACCCATCCGCTACTGGTCATTATGGGGTGATTGACCGTAACGGGAAGCCGTTTCCCGCTTGCAGTCTTAATTATGACAATCTTTCCAGAATAGAAGGATTTTAAGGCGGCTTCAAAATTACCATGCGGAACGGCGTCGGGCAGAAAACAATTACAATTCTGCCCCGCCACGTTGCCGCCGCCGGGATATTCCATCGAGTCGCTAGCGATATCGTCAAACGCGGGAACGTTGAAATCTTTTCCAACTTCAACCGTCTTGCCGTCCATGACCGCATGACTTTCACGAGTATCCGCGTCCATCGAGGCAAGCCATTCTATCCGCTCTATGCCTTCCTCCGCGTACACGGTAGCCTGTCCAAAATTCACACTCGCGAGAGTTTCTGTCCGGGCAATCAAGTCCGCCCTCGCAGTGCTCATGTTATCATAAACTCCATCGACCGTGGAAAGTATCCGCGCTGACAGGTTCTCGATGCTTTC